TCTCACCTTTTGGATTAGCAGATGCTGGTTCAATTGCAGTTGATGGAAAACCTAAAGCAGCAACACCACCACCATGTGATTGCTCCAGTACAAAGCAAGCTGGAAAATCAGAAAAGAAATCTTTTAGTGAGATTTTTGATGAGATGTGGGATGTGGTTGATAATGGAACAACTGGCGCAGCAATTGCTGCAGTTGCTGATGCTGTTAATGGTGGAGATGATGTGAAAGAAAAGTGTGTGGGAATGCCATTACCCTTTGACTTTGGGTTCACAGTAGATGGTGTTGGAGGGTTTGCATTTGGACAAACCATCACTTCAGATAGAATACCACCTGCAGTCAAAAATGCTTTTGACTTTCAAATAACTTCTGTAGAACACGACATATCTATACAAGACTGGACAACGACAGTTAGCACAGTTGCTAGGTTTAAAAAATAATTACAATGCCAGTAACATCCAAAAAGAAAAATAGATCAGGAAGTATAAGTAGCTTTTCTTCGCGAAAGAAAACTCGCACACACTTATACACTAAAGGTGGTGAGTTTAGTTTGGATGGTAAAAATTATATTGGTGAATACTATATAGAAGGAGATTCACCATTTACTGGGCCTACCCCAGTAGACATTAACGAAGATATCAACCGTGTAGGAGATCCCGATCTTGTTAATCCAAAAATAAGACTTATAACACCAAAGGCTGCTGAAACTGGAAAGTTATTAAGAAGAGTGTATTCGGAGGATTACCAATACGAGTATGAAAGAATAAAAGCATTTAATATTCCTATTTTAAATTTCATTGATCCAATTCCATACCTATATGAACCTAAAGATTCAGCTTACGGTGTAGGAGAGGATGTAAGATACTTTGTGCAGAAAAGAGGTAACGATGATAGCTATGCTATAGAGATTGATAGCAAGCAGTGGGAGATGATAGGTGCATTTAAAGGAATCGATGATGGATTGTATGCTTTTATTGGGGTAACATGGAAACTAGTAGGTGCTTATGATATCGTTGCTCAGCAAAATGAATTAGCATTATTCAAAGCACAAAAGGTTATTCCAAGCATTCTCTATTCAGTAAAAAGCTTTACTGAATTTGCTCGCTTTAAAAGATTTTGATAATCGGATTTTAATTAGTATATTGTATGCATGATTATAGACAGTATACAGCAATTAGAATCCCTATACGATAGAACCCTATTCGTATATCCAGTACTGCAAGATAGTAAGAGACACCGCATTGAGAGTGATATTATTGCTCTAGTTATGATAGATGTAAACACTAAAGAAACTTTTTCGGTAAGTAAAAGTCATCCAGATGGATTATTCCAAGTTAAGGATTATTACTTCTTAGATGACTGTAAAGTGTTTAGCTATGATACAATCTTATTCAAGTATGCAGGTTATGAAACTGATCGCTTTACGGATGTTCAAATGCAATACTATTTGCAAACAAACAAAAGCTGCAACTTTGAAACACCAACAATCATAAACCACTACACACGCTATCTTTCGGATTGTGGAGTATTAGGTTCTTTGGTTAGTTTACCAAAGCATGAGTCAATTGCTTATGATTTGTTCACTCGAGTATTTGTAGAGGAGAAGCAACCTGGACTAATCTTCTATCAGCAGAGATTGTTGAGTTCATTTTATATGATCGAAAAGAATGGCATACAAATTGATAGTACGTCCTTTGAAGAAAGATTTGGAAAGAGTTTTTCTAGAGTAGGAGATAAAAGCTACACACAATACAACTACTATACAACAACCGGACGACCAAGTAATAGGTTTGATGGTATCAACTTTGCAGCTCTCAATAAAGAAGATGGAACAAGAGAATGCTTTAGGAGTAGGTTTGAAGATGGTAAATTAGTAGAGATTGATTTCAATGCGTATCACCCAAGGCTGATTGCATCACTTGTAGGGTATGACTTCGGCACAGACGATGTATACGAGCATTTAGCCAAGCATTACAACAACACAGACGACCCAACTAAAGTACAGATTACTTCAGCAAAAGAAGCTACATTTCGTCAGATATACGGAGGAATTAGTAAGCAGTATATGCATGTTCCATTTTTCAAAGCAGCAAGTAATCTTGCAAGATCGTTATGGATTTATGGAAACGAGCATGGATATATAGAGAGTCCAATATCAGGTAGGAGACTTATATTAGCCAATTCTCAGGATATATCCGAATACACATTATTCAATTACTTTATTCAAATGTATGAGACTGAGTTTAACGTACTAATGCTACAACCAATTTTGTTAGGTTTAATTGGTAGACAAACAAAACCAATACTCTATACCTACGATAGTATTCTTTTTGATGTACCTGGCAATCAAGTAGACTATTTATTAGAGACAGTTATACCAAATGCAATTGATTTTGCAAAGTTTCCTATCAAAACGAAAGTTGGATCTAGTATCGCAAACCTAACCGTTTATTAAATAACTGACTATTTATAACTAAAGGCATGCATTATGAAGAGAACGTCTATTAAGGATTTCATACGAGAGGAGATTGAAGCAATTCTACGTGAAAAGAAAGTTAAATTCAAACGTAAGACTTCTATCAAAGAAACAGAATCTACAGCTAACGCTCAAGATGATCAGAAGGTAGCTCAACTAGCTGCACAAAAAGCTGACAAAGAAAAGCAGAAAGCTGGGATGGATGGAGAGATTGCTAAGTTAAAGCAACAAATAGACGCGATTGAGAAAAAATAATGAGACCACAACTACTCTGCACATTTACCTATATTGATAAATTACCTTACTGCTTAGGAGAAGTTTATAAAACTTACACAGTAGAAGCGGTATCTAATGTCAAGTGCTATTCTTACGTTGAGGAATCAAACAACGTAGTATGCATATACAATGTTGAAGGTAGCACCAAGCGTATGAAGGATACGATCTCAATTAACAGAAAAAAAGAAACAAATACATTTTATAGTATAAATGCTCTAAATTCACTGATCCAAAGTCTAAATAATGGAGTTCTGGACAAAACCTTTAGAGTAGACTGGACCCACTACCAGGACATGATTTTATTGTCAGACAGTGAATATAATTGCAGAGCAATAAAAATACAAGAGCTTTCACGTTAAGTGTTGCCAAATTAGAAAAAAAGTAGTATAGTTAAGTAAGGCCAGTAAGAAGAGGAAAAGTTTCTCAGTAAGGTCAGTAATAAACAAATAAAAACAAAGTAAGTATGGCAATCAATTTAGATGCGATCAAAGCAAAGTTGCAACAGATGCAACAAACATCCGGTGGCGGAACAAAGGCAAGTGAGTTCATGTGGAAACCACCAGTAGGAAAATCTCAAGTACGTATCGTACCCTACGCATTCGACAAAAACAATCCTTTCTTGGAATTGTACTTTCATTACGAAATTGGAAAACGTACAATGGTATCTCCGATCTCTTTTGGACGTCCTGACCCAGTAGTTGAGTTTGCAGAGAAATTAAAAAAATCTGGAGACAAAGATGATTGGAAATTAGGAAAGAAAATTGAACCGAAGTTCCGAGTATATGCACCAGTTATCGTACGTGGTTCTGAGCATGAAGGAGTTAAGTTTTGGTCTTTTGGAAAACAAATCTACACTGAGTTACTATCATTAATTTCTGATCCTGATTACGGAGATATTACAGACTTAATGAATGGTCGTGATGTTACAGTAGAGCACACTGCAGCAGAAAAAGAAGGAGCTTTTCCATCTTTCACAGTGCGTGTTAAACCTAATACAACTCCAGCTACAACTGAAAAAGATGTTGCAGAAATGATTGTATCAAATCAAAAACAAATCACTGAGTTGTTCACAGAACCAACTTATGAGGAGATGACAGAAGTTTTAGGTAAGTGGTTAGATCCATCATCTGATGCTGATGCTCAAGGTACAAAGCCTGCAACTAAACCAATCTCAGGAGCTACAACAGCAACTGGAACGGACGATATTTCTTCAGCATTCGATTCATTATTTAATACCTAAGAGTTATGGCAAAGTCTATGAAGACACCCGATGAGATCTCGGGAAGGGACGAACTGGCTTCAGTGCTAGCGGACAGTCTCAACAAAAAGTTTAAGGACTTCAAGGCTGCCCATTTCTTAAGTGGAGCTGAAGAAACTCCAACAGACTTAACAGAGTGGGTCGGAACTGGCTCATCTCTGTTAGACTTGGCAATCTCTAATAGACCTGACGGAGGTTTTCCAGTAGGTCGTATTATTGAATTGCAAGGAATGGAGGCATCAGGAAAGAGTTTAATAGTAGCTCACACATTAGCAAATACTCAAAAGAAGGGTGGACTTGCAGTCTACATTGATACAGAGAATGCTTTAAGTGAGGAGTTTCTAATAGCTGTTGGAGTTGATGTAAAGAATATGCTTTATGTTCCTTTGGAAACAATCGAAGATGCATTTGAAGCAGTTGAGAGTATTATAGAAACGGTACGCAAGAGCTCAAAAGATAGACTAGTAACCATAGCAATTGATTCAGTTTCAGCAGCTACAACTAAAGTTGAGCAAGATGCTGACTACGAGAAAGATGGTTGGGCAACTACAAAAGCTATCTTGATGTCAAAAGCAATGCGTAAGATTACAAACATCATTGCAAAGCAGAGAGTACTTCTTTTATGTACATCTCAGTTGCGTGAAAAGATGGGAGTAATGTTTGGAGACAAATACACAACATCAGGTGGTAAAGCTTTAGGTTTCCATGCAAGCTGTCGAATTAGATTAAAAGGAGTTGGTAAATTGAAAAGTGGATCAGGTAAGACTGAACAGATTATTGGAGTGCAAACAGAAGCTCAAGTAATCAAGAATCGTATGGGTCCTCCATTCAAAAAAGCAACCTTTGATATCTACTTTAATTCAGGAATTGATGACTACAACAGTTGGTTGACAATGATGAAAGATCATGGTATCATATCTGCATCAGGTGCATACTATACTCTAGTTAACGAAGAGACTGGTGAAGAGACACGATTCATGTCAAAGCAGTGGAAAGGCATGTTAGATGGTGATGCAGATTTAAAACAATATTGTTACAAAAAAGTCTGTGACATCTACGTTATGAAATACAAAGATCATGCAATGATTGATCCAGATGACGTTTCAGTAGATGAAGGAGAATTAGAAGACTAAAGTTATGAACAAAAAGTATCTCGCATACTTTAATGAAGTTAAACTTAGAGGTGAAGAGACAGTCAACAACGATACAAAGAATTCTCGAGTATTAGTTGTTGATGGTCTCAACACATTCATTAGAGCATATGCCGCAAGTCCAACAACAAATGTTAATGGCGAACACGTAGGAGGTTTATCAGGGTTTCTACTTAGCGTAGGTCATGCTATCAAGTCAATTAATCCAACACGAGTTGTTGTGGTGTTTGATGGAAAGGATGGTTCTGCAAAGCGTAAAGCACTTTATCCGGAGTACAAAGCAAATAGAAAATTCAAGATAAGATTGAATCGAGCTGAGACTGTCGATAAGGAAGATAACCAACTTCAGCAGCTAATAAGGCTTATTGAGTATTTAGAAATCCTACCTATGAGTGTGATCGTTTCAGATGGAGTTGAAGCTGATGACGTCATAGCTTATATTGGAGAAGACTACTTGAAGGAGAGAAACTCCCAAGTATTTATAATGTCCTCAGACAAAGATTTCTTACAACTAGTTGATGAGCGTATTCACATATGGAGTCCAACAAAAAAGCAATTATACTATACAGATGACGTGTATAATCAATATGGCATCATGCCTAAGAACTTTGCTTTGTTTCGTGCACTAATCGGAGATGATAGTGATAATATTCCAGGAGTACCAGGACTAGGAGCTAAAACAATTGTTAGCAAGTTCCCAAAGATGAATGGCTCTGACATATTAAGTGTTGATGAGTTTGTTGAGTATGCAAAAGAGTTATATGCAAATAATCCTAAGTCAAAGCTTTATGCTAGAGTGGTAGAGGCAGAAGCAGATATTAGATTGTTTCATCAAATCATGCAGTTATCGGATAGTGGCATTCCAGGGCATACAAAATTACGAATCATTGATAATCTACAGACGAAGGTAGAGAAACTAGCAAAGATGAAATTCCATACAATGATGATTGAAGATGGAATGACAAATGCAATCCGCAATGTAGAAATTTGGCTAAAAGAAATAACTCAAAAGTTAGACCAATTTACCTTGCAAGATTGAATTAAAAGTAGTAAGTTATAGATATGCAAGAACAAGATACATTACAGTTTTACGGTACTGGGTTTCAAAATAAAGTGTTAGCTGTGCTAATAAAGGATAGAACCTTTCTGTCACAGATTCACGATATAATTGATCCCAAGTACTTTTCATCTGAGTCAGCTCAGTGGATTACTACTACTGTTCTAAAGTACTTCTCGCAATATAAATGCCCACCAACCCTAGAAGCATTAAAGGTGTATCTGGATGAGGTAGATGTGGATTTGTTAAAGACTACTGTAGTTGAAAACCTTAAAGAGGTTATTAGGTACACAGACTCAACAGATTTAGATTTCACAAAAGATAGAACATTAGAGTTCTGTAAGAATCAAAAGATCAAAGCTGCAATTCTAGAATCAGTACAGTTGCTGCAAGTTGGAAGATACGATGACATTAAGACAGCTATTGATGAAGCTATGAAGGCTGGATCAGATAGAAATGTTGGTCATGAGTACTTAGAAGATGTAGCAGCTCGCTTTGTAGAGAATAAGCGTAACACAATTCCAACACCATGGGATGTTATTAATGAGATCATGGATGGTGGTTTAGGTAGTGGTGAGATGGGAGTCTTTGTAGCGCCAGCCGGTATTGGTAAGTCTATGGCATTAGTTAATATTGCAGCAGGTGCAGTAAAGGCAGGAATGAATGTAATCTACTATAGTTTAGAGTTATCTGAAACATATGTAGGAGCTAGATTTGACTCACACTACACTGGAATACCATCTCAAGATTTGAAGTTTCATCAAGAAGAGGTAATCGAAAAGCTAGAGAAACTTAAAGGTCGATTGATTATAAAGTACTATCCAACTAAAACAGCTACTGTAACAATGCTTGCTGCTCACTTAGATAAGTGTGCTATGCAAGGATTCAAACCAGACTTAATAATTGTCGACTACGCCGATCTACTAAGAGACTCAACATCAAAAGGTGCAGTTCGTAATGACATCATGTTAGGAAACATTTACGAAGACTTGAGAGGAATGGCTGGAACATATCAAATTCCAATCTATA